GGCCCCGCTAGTCACTACAGGTCAGGTTACTGATAACGCTGGTAGCCCCAATGCTTTAACTAGGTTGCGTATAAAAGGGCTGTATTTTGTAAGTGGTGCTACTGCAGGATCAGTTGTTTTTAGAGATGGTGGATCAGGTGGGCCAATACTGCTAACCGTGAATACACCCGCTGCTGCTGCTAGTGGCTCAAACTACATCATTATGCCCGGGGAAGGAATTTTAGTGCAAACAAACCTTCACGGAACTGTAACTACTACAGCTTCTGTAGTTGTCTTCTACGGATAAGGAGTTTTAAATGAGCGACAAGAAGAAGAAAACAAAGTTTCCTAGTAGGAAGGACGATAAGTACTTTCCAGACCAAGAAAAAGCTCCTTCTCCTGATGAGGGATATAGAGGTAAAAAAGATCCTTTAGATAAGGTTAAAGATGTAGCACATAAGGTAGCAGACAAGATGATTGAGGCTAAAGCTGCTGGAGTGCCTACTCCGACTGTAGCCCCTGATGCGATAACCCCACCACCAGCTATGCCAGCAGCACCACGGCAAATGTCCCCAGCACCAAGGCCAATGCCTCCACAAGGTATGCCTATGATGAAGAAAGGTGGATCAGTTAAGGCTGCAGCTTCACGTATCAAATCTTCAGCTTCTCGTCGTGCTGATGGCGCGGCTCAACGTGGTAAAACTAAAGGACGGACTCTATAATGGCTAAAACAGAAGGTGGATTTGCAAAGGGCATGACAGACAAAGCCTACGATAAAGAGTATGGTAAGGTCTACCGTAAAGCAGTTTCAACCTCTAGTCGTGCAGATGGCGCAGCCAAACAAGGTAAGACCAAAGGCAAAATGCTGGCTGGCGGCGGTATGTCTAAGGATTTGGCTGAACACGCTGGTAAACCTGCTTCTAAAGCCCACAAGGGTCTTAAAGCTGGTGGCTTTGTTCGTGCTGCTGATGGCGTGGCTAAGAAAGGTAAGACCAAGGGTAAAGTCTTATAATGAGACCGTCCCGGGGTATGGGGGACATCATGAAGTCCAAGATGCCCAAGGGTAAGAAGGGCGGTTGGATTAAGGATGCTATCAAGAAACCCGGGTCCTTACGTAAGTCACTAGGGGTTAAGGCAGGGGATACTATCCCAGCTAGTAAGTTGGCTAAAGCAGCTAAAGCCCCGGGTAAACTGGGTCAAAGAGCAAGGTTGGCTGAAACCCTAAAAGGCTTTAAACATGGCTAAGACTCCCGCGAAGAGCAAAGTTAACGCTGCTGGTAACTACACAAAGCCTACTCTTCGCAAGAAGATTGTGTCTCAGGTAAAGGCAGCGGCAACTCAAGGTACTGGCGCTGGGGAATGGTCAGCTAGAAAGGCTCAGCTTGTAGCCAAGAAGTACAAAGCGGCAGGTGGGGGTTATAAAGATTGAAGGCTCCGCAGAAATCCCTGAAAGATTGGGGCGACCAGAAATGGCGTACTAAGTCAGGGAAACCTTCTTCCAAAACGGGAGAGCGTTATTTGCCAGAAGCAGCAATAAAGTCTTTAAGCCCAGCGGAGTATGCAGCAACCACCCGTGCAAAACGTGCAGGTAAAGCAGCAGGTAAGCAGTTTGTGGCTCAACCCAAGACTATTGCAAAGAAAACAGCGGGGTACAGGTAATGGCTAAGACTAAAGTGAGGACTTTATAATGTCACACGAGCCACCTAGAGGCTCTGGAGAGGGTCCAGTTCTGGTAAGGGCATTAGAGTATGCCCAAAATTTGCCGGGTAATGGTCCAGTACTTGCAAAAATGATGGAAGCTGCGGATAAAGATCCGGGTCCGGGCCCAGCACTGGTAAAAATGTTTAGGATGGGGCAACCCGTAGCGGATAAACGTATATATAAGAAAGGTGGTTTAGTTAAATCTTCAGCCTCTAGTCGTGGAGATGGGGCTGCTAAACGTGGCAAGACAAGGGGTAAGATCTTATAATGGCAACTCCTGCATGGACGCGAAAAGAAGGCAAGGCTGAAAAGGGTGGCCTAAACGCCAAGGGTAGGGCTTCATATAACGCAGCTAATCCCGGTAAGCCCGGATTAAAGGCTCCTCAGCCAGAAGGTGGTAGTCGTAAGAAGTCATTCTGTGCGAGAATGTCTGGGATGAAGAAGAAGTTGACCTCTGCTAAAACAGCGAATGACCCTGATAGCCGCATAAACAAAAGCCTTCGGGCATGGAAATGTTAGATGACCACTTCGAGCGTTACAACATTTAATCTTGACCTTAATAATATCGTAGAAGAGGCCTTCGAGCGGTGTGGCGCTGAACTACGTAGTGGTTATGATATGCGTACTGCGCGTAGATCTTTGAATCTACTAATGCTTGAGTGGGCAAATCGTGGAATTAACCTGTGGACTATTGAACAGGGCCAGATAACTCTTACAACTGGGCAAATATCCTACGCAATCCCCACAGACACAGTAGATCTACTAGACCACGTAATTAGGACTGGTACTGCATCTAACCAGCAAGATATTAATATCAGCCGTATCTCAGAGTCTACATACTCAACCCTGCCTAATAAGAACGCTAGTGGTCGCCCGATACAAGTTTGGGTTAATAGACAGACTGGGGTACCTAGGTCTACTGCAAATACTACGTTGTCAGCAGCAATAACAGCAACCGCCACAACAATCAACGTAACATCTGCCGCCAGTCTCCCCTCAGTTGGGTTTATCAATATTGATTCAGAGACTATAACGTACCAGAATATCGTTGGAAACCAGTTACAGTATTGCTTCCGGGCACAGAACGGGACTACAGCAGCGGCACATAACAACGCTGCATCGGTAACAAGTATCAACTTACCAAATATAAACGTCTGGCCTACGGGTGATGGCGGTGGTCCTTACACATTTGTGTACTGGAGACTACGTAGGATGCAAGATGCGGGTGATGGTAATACAACCCAAGATATTCCGTTCAGACTACTACCGGCACTTGTTGCTGGGCTTGCAGTTCAGTTAGCTATGAAGTTGCCTAATGGCATGGAAAGGCTTCAGATGCTTAAAGCAATGTACGATGAGCAATGGATGTTAGCTTCTGATGAAGATCGTGAAAAGGCTCCGATAAGGTTTGTGCCTCGTCAATCGTTTAATTACTAGGCGGGTACATGCCTTCTAAGTATTCATCAGGCAAAAATAGTATATCCGAGTGTGATCGCTGCGGGTTTAGGTACAAGTTAAAAGAATTAAGACGGCTAGTAATTAAGACTAAGAACGTAAATATTCTGGTCTGTGGTAACTGTTGGGAACCAGATCAGCCGCAGTTGTCTCTAGGTCTGTATCCTGTATCTGATCCTCAAGCGGTACGTAACCCAAGACCAGATTTAAGTTACTATGCAGCAGGTAGTACTGGATTACAGATAGAAGAGCTTACTAGCCCTACCCCAGCGCAGCTTGCTGATCCTCTGGCTAATGGGATACAGAGTATAGGTAGTCGTATAACTCAGTGGGGGTGGGGCCCAGTGGGATTGAATAATGTGCTAAACTTACCGAATGTTAACAATGATCTAATATCGGTTGGTGCGGTTGGAACAGTAACTATAGTAGTAACTTAAAGGAGCATATCATGGCTAAAGGTGGAAAGACTAACGAGCAAATGAAGCAACTAGGTCGCGGCCTAGCTAAAGTAGCTAACCAGAAGAAACCAGTGCGTAAAGTACCTGTATGCGCCCCTAAACGCGGTATCTAAGGAGTATAGAATGAGTGAATTTAACTTTTTCCCCGGGGATACAGCTAATCCTTGCGAGAAGTATACCCAGCCAAAGCCATACAGCGTAGACCTCAAGAACAGCAGCTACCCTAATAACGTGGCTAACACTCAGACTGAGAAGACTCGTGGTACTGGTGCAGCTACTAAAGGTAAGAACCACGCTAGGTTAAAAGTCGGCAAGTAATGAATTACGCTGAGCTTACGTTAACAATCAAGGGATACTGTGAAAACACGTTCCCAGAGACGATCTCGACGTTTACAACGGCAGAGCAGATTGCTACGTTTGTCAGAAATGCTGAAGAACGGATATACAACTCTGTTCAGTTTCCCTCGCTTAGAAAGAATGTAACTGGGCTTTTAACAGCTAATAACAAGTACTTATCAGCCCCTATTGATTTTCTAGCAGTTTACGCAATAGCGGTGATAGACGCAGCCGGGATATATTACTACCTGCTAAACAAGGACGTTAACTTTATTAGAGAAGCGTTCCCTAACCCAGCTAATACGGGTCAGCCTACGCATTACGCTCTGTTTGGACCTACGACAACAAACACAGATCCAGCCGTTATAACGAATGAGTTGACCTTCCTTCTTGGGCCAACACCGGATATTCTGTATAACGTAGAGCTGCATTACTATTACTACCCAGAATCAATTGTAACTGCGGGGACTTCATGGCTTGGGGATAACTTTGATCCAGTACTGTTGTACGGGTCATTGCTTGAAGCTGTTGCCTATATGAAGGAAGAACCTGAAGTATTGGCTACGTACCAGAAAAGATACGACGAAG